CACGGCGGATGGGGTAGTCTATCCTACGACAAGTTCCCAGCTCAAGAGATAAGATTGACGGAATTGGGTTACTGGGATTCTATGGAAAAGCACTGGAAAGAGAATGTGAATCCAATTATTGAGAAGTTCTGGTATCCTATGGAAATGTATGGATTGCGTGATGCATTTGTTATGAGGTATTCCGTAGATACTCAGAAAGAATTATCCCTACATACTGACGCCAGCCTTGTAACGGGTTCGGTTAAGTTGAATGATGATTATGAGGGCGCCGATTTGGTTTTCCCCAGACAGAATGTGAGTAATAGCCAAATCCCCGTAGGAAAGGCGATCATTTTCCCAGGAATGGTTACGCACGGGCATGAGTGTCAAGAACTGATGAAAGGCACGAAGTACAGTTTGACTATGTGGACTTCTAGATACCATGGAGATATTGGTGGCGAAAGTTAAGTTTTATGTTTTAACTTCTGGGGATTTGTTAGCGCTACAGAGACATTCTTCGGCAGAGTATAGTAACATACCTGCCGAAGACCTTGTGGTCGTGATCAATACTCTAGATAAAGATTATGAGTTCTTAGCTTCTAATTACTGCGAAGATAATGGGATTGAGTATCATATTACTGAGTCTAATGGTACAGCAGCTAGGGGGAAGAACTCACTAATAGACGTTTTCCTAGAATCTGATAATGAGTATATGGTTCAGATTGATGGTGATGATTACCTAACTCCGCACGGGGTGTTTGTTTACAATCAAGTTTCCAAAATGGAATCACCCCCAGATGCTATAGCTCTATCCAATCAAGTATCAATCAACATTATATGGGATCAAATAACTGGAGATGCTATTGAAGATCCCGAAAAGTATCTCTATAATAGGGAGTTATACTTACCGACTAAGTTGTGTACATTCTTCAAAGCAGACTATGCTGCCATGGAGAAGACTAACATGTATGACACATTCGTTGAGAGAATCCCGCATGACCTTGCTATAAAATATGCTGCCGCTCATATGCAGTTTTATAAGATGGCAAAGAAATATTGTCATTCATCTGAATCCCACCACAGAGTAACGTGGCTATCTAGAAAGGCTGTAGAAAGGCATAAATTCCCAGAAGGGTATAAAGTCGGTGAGGATACCCTCCACTTCTACAAGATAAAGGATGATTATGTAAAGGGCAACTTAGACCTTAGACTTAATGATGAATTCCCAGCAACTTATGTATATGACCAAAGGATACCAAGCACTGTATTCAAAGAAGTAGAATACGGCATGAATTGGGATTGGATGGTAGACTTCAATAAATTAGTTGTTGACTATGAAGAACGTGGATTATTACATCAGCGCGACATCCCCAAACTCAAGGTAGAATACCCTGCTGATTATGTTTTTAATAGCCTAGAAACGTCAGGCAACGTTGAATACAGATTAAAGACAAGGTACAAGGATTGTAATTTCGACTTTCCGGCAAACGCATCGCAGAAATCATTAGAGGAGAAGTTTCACAGCTTATACAAGTTTTATAAATAGAGTCAGAATTCTAATAATTTTGAGACTCTTACCATGGCAACTCCAACAACAAGAACTGAATTAAAAAAATATTGCCTGCGCAGACTTGGCGCTCCTGTAGTTGAAATCAATGTTGATGACGATCAACTCGAAGATAGAATTGATGATGCTCTTGAGTTCTATAGAGATTATCACTACGATGGCACCCAAAGAACTTACCTAAAACATCAGTTAACTCAAGCCGACATGACAAACGAATATATTGACGTTGGTCCAACAATCAACGGTGTTATCAATGTATTCCCATTAGGCACTGGTCTACAAGCAAACAACCTGTTTAACCTCAGATACCAGATAACCCTAAACGAAGTCCATGATTGGGCTGGTGACAAATTACAAAACTATGTCGCATCAATGGAACGAATAGCACTTCTCGAAGAAGTACTGGTTGGTAAACAGCCGATCCGGTTCAGTCGACATACAGATAGACTATATATAGATATGGACTGGACTACTCGCGCGGTTGTCGGTCAGTATATTATCATTGAATGTTACCAAGTTCTTGACCCAAATACCCATACTGGGGTGTGGGGCGACTGGTGGCTTCGTCAATATACTACTGCTCTCATCAAAAGGCAGTGGGGCGAGAATATGAAAAAGTTTGAAGGAATGCAGCTTCCAGGGGGCGTTACATTTAATGGACAGACTATATGGCAAGAAGCCAACGAAGAAATACTACGCCTCGAAGAAGAAGTACAGAAGAAATTCTCCATGCCAGCTATGGATATGATAGGCTAAAATATGCCAACTACAAATTTATATTTTAATAATTACAAGTTCAGCGGAGAGTCAAACTTAATAGAAGATTTGATTATTGAATCTATTAAGATTTATGGGCTTGAGTGCTACTATATGCCAAGAACCCTTGTTGATGAGGATTTGGTATTCGGCGAAGACACTTTGTCTAAATTTGATCACGCTTACCCAATAGAAATGTACATCAAATCTGTTGATGGGTTTGAGGGGGAAGGCGACTTCTTATCTAAGTTCAATATCGAGATCCGCGATGAAATGGTTCTCACAGTATCCCGCCGCCGATTTAGCGAAGAGATATCCGATGTAGAAACTACCGAAGATATCGGCAGACCATCGGAAGGCGATTTGATTTACTTCCCATTGAACAATAAAGTGTTTGAAGTTAAATTTGTTGAGCATGAAGCAATATTCTATCAGATGGGTTCGCTACAAACATATGACTTGCGTTGCGAATTGTTTGAATATAGCCATGAGCGCCTTGATACTGGTATCGCTGCTATTGATTCAATTGAAGATGCTTACAGCGGTGATACTCTTAATGAACTTCTACTTGAGGACGGGTCGGTTCTTATTACTGAAACTGGTATACCGTTTGGGTTAGAGAACTCTAAGACCGTAGAGAGCAGCGACAAGGGAGCGATTAACGACCAGTTTGGATCTAGTAATATAGACTTTGTCGACTTCAGCGAGACTAACCCATTTAGCGAAGGAGGTTGGTAATGTTTGGATCTCACTATTACCACGGAGCAATCCGAAAGTATATTGTAATGTTTGGGTCAATGTTTAATGATATTGATATTATTCGATATGATAAGCAGGGGAACAGGGTTCAGGGAATACGCGTCCCAATTGCGTATGGTCCAAAAGAAACTTGGTTGGCCAGACTGAACCAAGACCCAAACCTTAATCGTGGGGTTGCAACTCAGCTCCCGAGAATGTCATTTGAAATTACTGATATGGCATATGCGCCGACCCGAGCTTTAAATAAACTACAGAGAAACACTAGCATTGGTGACACAAACCGCACCATGACTTCTCAGTTTACTCCTGTTCCATATGATATAAATATTACATTATCTGCTATGTTTGCTACTAATGAAGATGCCGTGCAGGTTGTTGAGCAAATACTTCCATACTTCAGGCCAGAGTTTACGCATAGTATGAAGTTGGTTCCGGAGACTGGTGAGTATTTTGATATACCAACCGTCTTACAGGGTATGACTATTGAAGATACTTATGAGACTGATTTTCAAAGCCGCAGAGCTATTATATACTCTTTTAGCTTTGTCGTCAAGGGTTATATCTTCGGTCCAGTGTCTAATAAGGGAACTATTAAGAGAACTGTTATTGACTTCACTATACCGACAGGTGAGAACGGAACTCCGACTGAAGGTCCACAGAAGAAGATTATTTTGACTCCTGGGTTGCTGGCTAACGGTTCTCCCACTTCTAATTCTTCAGCTAGTGTACCGATTACTAACATAACTGCCAACAATGATTATGGCTATGCCTTTGACAGCTTTGATTACTTTGACGGAAAAGAACGACATGAGCATTAATTATGAAAAACATTGTAACGGACAACTTGAACGAAATATTTGAAGTGGAGGCAGAGCTTGTTGATGACAGCAAGCCAATAGCAATTGTTAGAGCTGACACCAAAGATCTTCCTGATGATATTTCCAAGGACTACACATTCGCCAGAGAAAACCTCTACGATGTGATTGATAAGGGTTCTTCAGCTCTTGACGAGCTTATCCATTTAGCGAAAGCAAGCGAACATCCACGGGCATTTGAGGTAATATCTCAACTTACCAAAACGCTTGTTGATGCTAACAAAGATTTATTGGACATTCAGAAAAAGGTTAAGGATCTTCGGCAAGAAGAATCGACTCAAGCTGGACCAAGCAGCATAACAAATGCTTTGTTTGTGGGAAGCACTTCAGAATTACAGAAACTAATTAATGGTGACAAAGATGTATGATTATAAATGCAATGTTGTAAGGGTGGTTGACGGCGATACTGTTGATGTTGATATTGATCTGGGGTTTGGTATTTGGATGCGCGATGAAAGAGTCCGCGTTATGGGTATTGATACACCAGAATCTAGAACCCGTGACCTTGTTGAGAAGCAATTCGGGTTAGCTGCAAAAGAAAGACTCAAGTCCTTACTCGGTGAGAGTTCAGTCCTTAGAACGATGGTCAGCAAGTCTGGGGAGGATATGAAGGGTAAGTTTGGTCGTATTCTTGGAGACTTTGATGTGTATGACAGTAAGACTGATTCATGGGTAGCGGCTACGAAAGTCATGATCGAAGAAGGCCATGCCGTTCTGTATCACGGCCAGAATAAAGATGAAATTGCCGATGCTCACCTAGCGAACCGCGAGCGGTTGTGGGAAGAAGGTGTAGTTCCGCGTGGCTAGTGAAACATATAATGGTAATCAGCTCCTAAAGCGTAAAGGCGTCCAGATACAATGGACGCCAGAGCAGATCAAAGAGTTCATTAAGTGCGCTGGAGACCCGATCTATTTTGCTGAGAATTATATTCAAATCGTACACGTTGATCGCGGGTTGATCCCCATGAACCTGTACGATTACCAGCGGGAGATTATCGAAAAGATATCCAACAATAGGCGAGCCGCTGTTGTTACATCTCGTCAGGCTGGTAAGACAACAACCGCAGTTGCTGTTATCCTACACTTCATTCTTTTCCAAGAACACAAAACGGTGGCTCTATTGGCCAACAAGGGCGACGCTGCCCGTGAGATTCTTGACCGTATCAAGATTGCGTACGAAGCCTTGCCTGTTTGGATGCAGCAAGGCGTAGTTGAATGGAACAAAGGTTCTGTACAGTTTGAAAATGGTTGTAAGATTATTGCTGCCGCGACTTCTTCATCCGGTATTCGTGGTAAATCTGTATCGTTTTTGTATATTGATGAGACTGCGTTTGTTGAGAACTGGGACGAGTTCTTTGCATCTGTATTCCCAACGATTTCATCGGGTAACACCACTAAAATATTGTTGACATCAACGCCAAACGGATTGAATCACTTTTACAAGACGTGCGAGGGTGCGCGCGAAGGGACAAATGGGTATGAGTTTGTTGAGGTATTTTGGAATGATGTCCCAGGCCGAGACGCCGCTTGGAAACTTGAAACTCTACAGGCTATGGATTATGATACTGAGAAATTCGCTCAGGAATATGAGTGTCAATTCTTAGGAAGTTCAGGTACTTTGATCGAGGGAAGTAAACTCAAATCAATGGTACCAAAGGATCCCCTTGTCCAAAGTAGCGGAATCTCCATGTACGAACGGCCATATGATGGTGGTATATATGTGTGTATAGTTGACGTTTCTCGCGGTAAGGGGCTGGATTACTCTGCGTTTCAGATAATTGATGTCACGAAAATGCCATATAATCAGGTTTGTGTGTATCGGGATAACTATATAACCCCTGCTGAATATGCTGAAGTAATATATAGAACGTGTAAATCGTACAACGACGCCACAGTATTAGTAGAGATTAATGACATAGGTGAACAGGTATCTGAACTACTACATTATGATTTTGAGTATGAGCATATCCTGTTTACTGAAAGCGCAGGGAGATCTGGTAAAAGAATCTCTGCTGGATTTAGTAAGAGATGTGATAAGGGTATACGAACAACAAAAACAGTAAAATCAGTTGGTTGCTCGATCTTAAAGTTGATGATTGAGCAAGACCAATTTATTATGAATGATTTTCAGACGATAAAAGAATTATCAACATTCTCAAGAAGGAAGAATTCTTATGAAGCTGAGTCGGGAGCGCATGATGATTTGGTTATGTGCCTTGTTTTGTTTGCTTGGTTGTCGGATCAAGCATATTTTAAAGAAATGACAGATATAAACACCCTGATACAACTCAGAGAAAAATCTGAGCAAGAGATGATGGAGAATTTATTACCATTCGGCTTCCATGATGATGGTTTACCCGAAGAAGGTATTATAGACATTGCCGCTACAGACCCATTTGATATGCACGGGTATGTTAGCAGCGGAAACTTTGACCAATACTAAACATTGAGTTTTTATAAATATCATCGTTGAATAACTATAAAAACTCTATTTTTAAGGAGAATAGCAATGCCATTCCAAGTAAGTCCTGGAGTTAATGTAAGTGAGATTGATCTCACAACGGTAGTGCCTGCCGTATCGACCACTGAAGGTGGTTTCGCAGGTCAATTCCGTTGGGGTCCAGCCAATACAGCTGTATTAGTTGATTCCGAAGATCGCCTCGTGAACATCTTCCAAAAACCAACGTCCAATACAGCGGATGATTTCTTCACAGCAGCCAACTTTTTAGCATACGGTAACGCACTGAACATAGTTCGTACAGTAGGTCCAGGTGCTAAAAATGCTGCTCAAACCACAGCTGCGTTGATTGAAAATGATCAATCTACAATCCCAACTGTCGATAACTTCTATGCTAAGTATGCTGGCGAACTTGGTAATTCTTTACGAATTTCTGTTTGTCCTTCTGCAGTGGCTTGGTCATCTGCGGTTGCTGTTAATTATTCTATTGCTCGTAATAGCGATAAGATAGCATTTGTTACTGCTAACACTGCTTTGATTACTGGCGCATTTAATGACGGTGATATTTTAGAAATCGGAGCAACTAAAGAGCGCCGAAAGGTTAAGCTCGGTGCTAGTGACATTACTGCAAACGCCACTCATGTTATTGCTACTTTGGAAACAAAGTATTCTGGAGCTACTGCTACTGGCGCTACAATCCAACGTAACTGGGAATATTCCGGTCAGTTTGATGACGCACCAACCACTACCCCAAATGCTCTTGCTCTTGGCGCTTCTAATGATGAGATTCACATAGTTGTTGCTGATTCGAAAGGAAAGATATCTGGTACCAAAGGCGCTATCCTAGAAGCATATAGCGGTTTGTCTCTGGGTCCAGACGCAAGAACTGAACAGGGCGGTGGTAACCACTATGCTACTGTTCTTAATCAGCAGTCTGCATATATCTATGCTAGTAATAGCTATTTGTATGGTGTTACTTCGGCGAATACTTTGACCGAAGAAACAGTATACGCTACTGCTGCGTCAGGCGTGGCGAATAGCTTGCTTACTGGCGGCGCTGATGGCGCGGACATAACCTCTGAGCAGAAAATTATTGGTTATGACCACTTCGCTTCTGCTGAAGATATTGATATTTCTTTCTTGTTGGGCGGCAATGCTAATTCTACTTTGGCCATCCACTTGATTACCAATATTGCAGAGAGCCGTAAAGACTGTATCGCAGTAATCTCACCAGAGCGTGCTGACGTTGTTAAGAATACGTCTTATGCTGGTAAAGAGCGTGATGATATTATTGCGTTCCGTGATCTATTGCCTTCTTCTTCATATGCAGTTATGGATTCTGGTTGGAAATATCAGTACGATAAGTATAACGATCTGTACCGATTTGTCCCTCTGAACGCTGATACTGCTGGATTGATGGTACAAACTGACTTGACTCGTGACCCATGGTTCTCTCCTGCTGGTTATAACCGTGGTAATGTTAAGAACGCTATTAAACTTGCGTACAACCCATCTAAGGGTGATCGCGATCAGCTTTACAAGAAAGGTGTTAACCCAGTAGTAACATTCCCAGGACAAGGTACTGTATTGTTCGGTGATAAGACTTTGCTGGCCAAACCATCTGCCTTTGATCGTATCAACGTTCGTCGACTGTTTATTGTTCTTGAGAAAGCTATTTCGACTGCTGCTAAGTTTACTCTCTTTGAATTCAATGATGAGTTTACTCGTAGCCAGTTTACTAACTTGGTTGTTCCGTTCCTACGGGATGTACAGGGTCGAAGAGGTATCACCGACTTCCAGGTAGTATGTGACGGAACTAATAACACTGGCGAAGTGATAGACCGAAATGAGTTTATCGGCGATATCTATATCAAACCAGCTCGTTCTATCAACTTTATTCAGTTGAACTTCGTGGCCGTTCGTAGCGGTGTAGAGTTCTCTGAAGTAGTTGGTCGAGCATAATAAATATAACATATAGAATCGGGAGATACTAAAATGGCTTTTAATGTAAATGAGTTCTCTGGTGCTTTGAAGGGGGGTGGAGCGCGTGCTTCACTCTTCCAAGTTCAGATTACTAATCCAATCAACGGTGTTGCTGATGCGCAAGTACCATTCATGGTAAAGGCTGCTCAGATTCCTGCCTCCACTTTAGGGGTGATTGAAGTTCCCTACTTTGGTCGTCAGGTAAAGATTGCTGGTAACCGCACGTATGCTGAGTGGGCACCAACAATTATTAATGACGAAGATTTTGCTATTCGTGACGCAATGGAGCAGTGGTCAAATGCGATCAACTCTGCTCAAGGCAATGTGACTACAGCTGGCGGAACTGCTCCTAGCTTGTACAAGTCAAATGCTCAAGTTACTCAATTCGGTAAAGACGGCGCTATTCTCCGTGTTTATAACTTTGTTGGGATTTACCCAACTGAAGTTGCTGCTATTGATTTGGCTTGGGACAGTGAAGCTATCCAAGAATTCGGCGTGACCTTCCAGTATGATTACTGGGAAGTTGTTGGCGGTTCTACTGGCAACGCTGGCGGGATCTAATCCTATAAAGTGACTATGGGGTGTTCATATAAATAAGTATGACACCCCAATTATTATGAGGATAATAACCATATGGCTATTCAATTATTCGGCTTCCAGATAGGGCGCAAAGAGGATGACTTACCTGCAACGGTACAGTCATTCGCGCCACCCCCAAATACAGACGGAGCGATAAATGTCACCGAAGGTGGCGCGTTTGGCACGACTGTAGATCTGGACGGAGCTGCTAAGAACGAAGCATCCTTGGTTACAAAATACAGAGAGATGGCTCAGCAAAGTGAATGCGATAAAGCTGTAGATGATGTCTGTAATGAAGCAATTGTATTTGATGATACTGAAGGTTCTGTTAATGTTATCCTAGATGATATTAAACAACCAGAGTCAATTAAGAAAAGAATCAGAGAAGAATTCGATGAAGTCCTTGGTTTGTTGAAGTTCAACAATCAGGGATATGACATATTTAGAAACTGGTATGTTGACGGGCGCATATACTACCACATCATGATTGATACCAAAACTCCAAGGGACGGTATCAAAGAGCTGCGGTATGTTGATCCCCGTAAGATTAAGAAGTTAAGGATTGAGCGCAAGAATGCATCGGCCGCGCTTCAAGGCAATAAGCAAGTAATGGCCAAGAAGTATGATGAGTATTTTGTATATTCGTCGAGGGGCGTAACTGCCGGCAATGAAGGCATTAAGATTTCTCCTGACTCAATCGCATTCGTACACAGCGGTGTAATGGATGAAAAGAATAGTATGGTTCTGAGCCACTTGAATAAGGCTGTAAAACCATTAAACCAGTTGCGAATGCTCGAAGACGCTACTGTGATTTATCGCCTCGCGCGTGCGCCCGAGCGTAGAATTTTCTATATCGACGTGGGTAACTTGCCTAAAGCTAAAGCTGAGCAGTATCTGCGCGATATGATGGTTAAGCATAAGAATAAATTAGTGTATGATGCTAATTCAGGTGAGGTTCGTGATTCTAGAAAACACCTAACTATGCTTGAAGATTATTGGCTACCTCGCCGCGAAGGTAGTAATGGTACAGAAATCACTACTCTCCCAGGAGGCCAAAACCTTGGCGAGATGGATGATGTTGAATACTTCCGCAGAAAGATGTATGAATCATTAAACGTACCTGTGTCAAGATTAGAGAGTGATGGCCAGTTTAACGTAGGTCGTTCATCTGAGATAACTAGAGACGAAGTAAAGTTCTCGAAGTTTATCGGCAGGCTGAGAAGTCGCTTTGCTGAATTATTCTATATACTACTAGAGAAGCAACTGCTACTGAAGGGCGTTATCACTAGAGATGAATGGGCTGAGATTTCTAAAGGTCTACGATTTGACTTTCTTGAAGATAACCACTTCACTGAGCTGAAAGAAGCTGAAGTATTAAGAGAAAGATTATCACTTCTTTCTGACGTTGATCAGTTTGTTGGTAAGTATTACTCAGAGGCGTGGATTCGTAAGAACGTACTCAAGCAAGCTGAAGATGAGATAGAAACAATTGATAAAGAAATCGAAGATGAAGGTTCTTCTGAAGATGACGATGAAGATTCCGATATTTAAAGTATAAATAGGGTGGAGATGAACTATGAGTGAAGAACAAGATGTAAACGTAACAGCTGTTGATGCTGTTACTATGGCGGCAGACGGTGACGTAAATGGGTTTAAGTCAGCTATTAATGACTTGCTTATGGATAAAATCGCTGACGCTGTTGAAGTTAAGCGGTTCGAAGTGCAGTCAAACTTCATGCCAGCAGAAGCCGAACAACCAGTAAGTAACTAACACAGAGGAATAGCAATGGCTATCAAACGATTCAAAGCATATGTGGCCGAGGCAGCTTCTGGCGCTCGCACACAAGACAGCACCGTAGAAGGCGATAAGTTGGAGCCTCGTGCTGAGGGCGAGAAAGACTTTAAGGCGAAGCATAAAATGACCGTAACTAAGCACCCTGTTGCTGGCGATCATCAATTTGATGGCGACCGTGCTGAAATTACTGAAGAAAAGTACCTGAACCAAAAAGGTACTGGCGAGTCTGATGACGGATACGCTGATGCTGGTCTCTTTGATAAATCAGCGGCAACTAAGCTCGCAAAAAAGCATAAAGGTAAGGCTGTGAAAGACGCTGGCGGCAAATTCCTAGTACAACTAGGCGAAGAGCTTACTGAAGGCAAAGTTGTTGATCAGTTAAACGATATCGTTAAAAAAAAAGCAGCCAAGAAAGTTAAGTTCGCCAACGGCAAGAGCGAAGAACTTGATATGACAACTGCGTCAGCACTACTAAATATGTTAACAAAGTTGAAGCCAGCTAATAAGGCAAAGGCTGAAAAGATGTTGGAGAAGTCGCCCGAGGGCATGTTTCAACTATTAGACGTTGCGTTTGGAGGTAAGTAATGAAAGTATTAGGAAATGCCGTAACGCTATCACCGACTGTTACTAAGTTGGATGATGCTGCAGCTGCGTTTATCACAAATACATCTGATACCGTAACAGCAGTTTCATTAAGAAATGCTGCTGATGACACCACCACCGGCTCAGTGTTTGTTGGTGCAAAGCAAAGCATAATTCTAAAGTTGGGAGCCGGTCAAGGTGTTCGTGCTTCAACTGACTTTAAAGGCACGCCAATCGCGTGCGCAGGATACTAAGGGAAAAAACAATGTCAATGAAACTAATCTGCGAAGTAAATGAAGATATTAATTATCTGACAGAAGCCAAAGACGACAGCGGTAAGAAGTCTTATTTCATCGAAGGCGTATTCCTGCAGGGCGATATCAAGAACCGTAATGGTCGTGTTTATCCGGCAGAAGTTTTAGATAAAGAAATAAACCGATACGTGAAGGAATATGTTGAAAAGAACCGTGCGTACGGCGAGCTTGGGCATCCACAAGGTCCATCTATAAATTTAGAACGTGTATCTCACATGATAACAGAGTTGAAGCGTGATGGCTCAAACTTTATGGGACGTGCTAAGATTATGACTGAAACTCCATACGGCGCTATTGTTAAGTCGCTTATGGATGAGGGTGCGCAATTAGGTGTATCTTCACGTGGTATGGGTACAGTCAAACAGAATGGGAAAGGCGTAGCGGAAGTGCAAAATGACTTCTACTTGGCAACGGCAGCTGACATTGTAGCAGACCCATCTGCTCCAGATGCATTTGTCCAGGGTATCATGGAAGGTAAAGAGTGGGTTTGGGCGAACGGAATCATCCGTGAAGCTACCATAGCCGATTATAAGCATGAAATAACTAAAGCGTCTCGTGGCGAGCTTGAAGAAGCTAAATTGCGAGTGTTTGAACACTTCATGTCTAAGTTGTAAGTTTTTATAAATACACGTGTTAAACTAATTAATATTGTACAGGAGAACTCCGATGTCTGAACAGGACTTAAAAGAGCTAGATGATACTATTGCTGAAGAGCAAGAAATCGTTGAAGCTTCGGCGGAAAAAGAAGTTGATGGTGATGCCGCTGCTGATGAAGTAGCTGCCACCGTTAAGAAATCCGCACCAAAACAAGCGCAAGCGCCTAAGACCAAGTCTGGCATGATTAATGCTATGCTAGACGCAGTTAAAGGCAAGAAAAAAGATGACCTAGCCGCTTCATATGAGTCAATTATGGCTGCATGTAAGGTTGAGGGCTTTGAAGCTCAAACCGAAGAAGTGTCTGAAACTACTCAATCCATTAAGGAAATTCGTCAGATTAGCTCTGAAGATATTTCTGTAGCTGAAGACGTAGAAGCTATGTTTGGCGGCCAAGATCTTTCCGAAGATTTTACTGCTAAAGCAACTACTATCTTTGAAGCTGCTGTAGTTTCAAAGGTAAATGAAATCCTAGAGTCAGTTACCGTTGACTTCGAAAGCGATCTTGAAGCTGAGAAAGTTCAAATTGCTGAAGCTATCTCTGAGCAAGTAGACTCGTATCTTGAGTATGTTGCTGAAGAGTGGATGAAGGAAAACCAACTGGCTGTTGAGCAAGGTATCCGTTCTGAGATTGTTGAGAACTTCATGACTGGCCTTCGTGGTCTGTTCACTGAAAACTACATCGATATCCCAGAAGAGAAAGTCGACCTCGTTGATGAGTTAGCTTCTAAGGTTACTGAACTCGAATCTTCTGTAAATGAAGAGATGGAAAGAAACATCGTACTTCGTAAGGAATTGGTAGAGGCTAAGAAAACAGCTATCCTATCATCTGCTTGTGAAGATATTACTGAAAGTCAAGCTGCTAAGTTGGCATCTCTATCTGAAGGCGTCGAGTTTGACGATGTAGATAGCTATACTGCTAAGCTTGATACTCTGAAGGAAAGCTACTTCCCAAAAGAAGAAGCAATTACTGAAGAAGTAATCGATGACGAACCTCTTGAGCTGACTGAAGAGGTAGCGCCAAATGCTAACCCTAGCATGAACGCATACTTGAATGCCATTTCAAAAAGCATTAAAAAGTAACATTTTATAAATAAACTGTAATAATAAAAAGGTCTTATTTAAGGAGAACCTATAATGTATCAAACTGACGAACTTCAAAAGAAGTGGCAACCTGTATTAGAGCACACCGATCTTCCCTCGATCGCTGACGCTCACAAACGCTCTACAGTCGCCACATTGTTAGAAAACCAAGAACGTGCTGCAATGGAACAAGCATCTTATAGCGGTGGCGCATTTAGCCCATCACTGTTGGGTGAAGCAGCTCCAACTAACGCCATGGGCGCTTCAAGCTCTGTTGCTGCTGACGGTGCTGTCGATACTTTCGACCCAGTACTAATCAGCTTAGTGCGCCGCTCTATGCCCAACCTTATCGCTTATGATATTGCTGGTGTACAGCCAATGACTGGACCTACTGGTCTGATCTTTGCTATGCGTTCACGCTATAGCGGCCAGACTGGCGCTGAAGCATTATTCCCTGAAGCTGATACTGGCTTCTCTGGTTCTGCTGCTGGTAACACTGCTAGTCAAACTGTAATTGACGGTTCAGGCGCTCAGACTGGTACTGATCCTTCTGATCGTGCTTCTGGCTCTGGCTACACAGTTGGTCAAGGTATGTCTACTGCTGACTCTGAGAAATTAGGCGACACTGCTAATAACTCTTTCCAGGAAATGGCATTCTCAATCGAGAAAGTAGCTGTAACTGCTGTAAGCCGTGCGCTGAAAGCTGAGTACACTATGGAACTGGCTCAAGACCTGAAAGCTGTACACGGTCTAGACGCTGAACAGGAACTGAGCAATATTCTTTCTACAGAAATTCTGTCTGAAATTAACCGCGAAGTTATCCGTACTATCAACTACACCGCTTCTGCTGGTGCTCAGGACAATACCACTACTCAGGGTACTTTCGATCTGGACACTGACTCTAACGGTCGCTGGTCTGTTGAGAAGTTCAAAGGTCTTATGTTCCAAATCGAGCGTGATGCTAACGCAATTGCTAAAGCAACTCGTCGCGGTAAGGGTAACGTAATGATCACTTCTTCTGACGTTGCTTCTGCTCTTCAGATGGCTGGTGTTCTTGATTACACTCCTGCTCTTAGTAATAACCTACAAGTAGATGATACTGGTAACACTTTTGCTGGTGTATTGAACGGTCGTATCAAAGTATACATCGATCCTTACTTCTCAGATGCTACCAACAACTACTACACAATTGGCTACAAAGGAACTAGCGCGTTTGACGCTGGCTTGTTCTACTGCCCATATGTACCTCTCCAAATGGTACGTGCGGTTGGTGAGAATACCTTCCAGCCTAAGATCGGCTTTAAGACTCGTTATGGTATGGTTGCTAACCCATTCGCTACCTCTGGTGCTGATGGCGCAGTTAACTTTGCTAATAAGAACTCTTACTACCGTCTGGTTAAAGTTGCTAACCTTATGTAAGATAAAAACTAGATCTGTTTTAACAGACGTTTTAAGGGGTGGCTTCGGCTGCCCCTTTTTTTATGCGTATAAATAAGTATGAAAATGGAGTTGGCTAACCGTATCAAGTGGTACGCGCAGCATAGGTGGATGAAGCGTCCTAGAAGGAACCCACAGTCGGAATTACACAATAGAGGATAATACTATGCGCATTGTATTTGCAGCATTAATCCTCACCAGTTTGATTGGATGTTCATCAATTGACGGCGTTTACGCTGGCACCAAAACTATTGTTGGCGGTGTTGTTAAAGATGTAACTGACATTACTACTGGCACCCTCGACACAGTATCTGGTGTTGTTAAGGATGTCAGTGAAAAGACTACTGGTGGGAACGAATAAATAGGTATAGGATTTGATCGGCAAGGATGCCTTTAAACAGGATTAGTATATGGCTACACAAAGTACACAACCAGACAATAAGAGTTTCCTATCACCAATAGGATTCAAGTTCGCATGCAATAGATTGCCGCATGTAAACTATTTCTGTACTTCTGCTACCATACCCGACATCAGTTTGGGCGAGACCTCTGCTGTTGATAATCCATTCATCCAGATCCCCGTTCCTGGAGATAAGTTGACGTTCGGTCAGCTTGACCTGACATTCCGTGTCGATGAAGACATGAAGAATTTTCAAGAGATATATGACTGGTTAATCTCATTGGGCTATCCTGACAACTTTGGCCAGCGTAGGAATATCGGAAGAACCCAAACGTCAGTTGGTGACGTATACTCTGACGGTTCTTTGATGATTATGACCGGCAACATGACCCCCAACATTGAGGTTGCGTTTACTGACATGTACCCTGCCACCCTCACATCCCTAGAGTTTGATATCGAACAGACTGATATTGAATATCTCAAAGCAACCGTTTCATTCAAATATAGGAAATACAGTATCACGAAACTTGCTTAATTTTATTATTGTTATTATGGAGAGTTAGATTTGAATATTGAAAGTATAGTTAAAGAGTGGGATAAAGACTGTAAGATTGATGAAACAGAACTTGGGCGCGAAAGTACCAAGATTCCTGTAGTTCATAACAAATACATTAAGATATTTATGGGCGAGCGTATCGCCATGTACAAACTCAGAGCAGAATCCAAGCGAGTTCGTAAGACTTTGATCGAATACTATATGGGCGAGCTTGATGATGATGAGCTGAGCGATCTTGGCCGTGACCAATTCTTTAAGAGGTTATTGAAGAATGAGGTGGACGCCTATATAGAATCAGATGAATTAATGATTGAAACTAATTTGAAGCTGGGGTTACAAGAAGAGAAGATCTCTTACCTCGAAGCGATTATCAGAAATATCAATAATCGAGGATTTCAAATTAAGAGTGCAATTGATTGGGCTAAATTTACTACAGGTTAATGATGGAAGAAATTCACCTATACAAGAAGAATGAAGTTTATCTCAAGGTAGAATGCGACCGTGGGATGGCTATGGAACTATCTGGCTATTTTGAGTTTGAGGTTCCTGGCGCTTCGTTCATACCTTCAGTCCGAGCTAAGATGTGGGACGGGAAGATTCGTTTGTTTAATGTCAATACAATGCAGATATATGTTGGGTTGATACAACGGATAAAGAAGTTTGCTGAAGATCGAGACTATAAGGTAGTTGTTCATGATGGCCTTGAAGATACAATAGATATTCCGCTGAATGGGCTTGAGAAGTTTCTTACCGCTGGTGAGTTCAAACCTCGGGACTATCAGCTAAGAGCAGTTGCTCACGCAGTTCGCAATCACAGAGCGTTAATCCTGTCACCTACTGCTTCTGGTAAGTCATTCATTATCTACTGCTTATTGAAGTATTATCTAAGGAAGGAATGTAAGAAGGCGCTGGTAATGCCATTTCGAAAAGCATTAAAAAGTAACATATTATAAATAAACTGTATTAATAAAAAAGGTCTTATTTAAGGAGAACCTATAATGTATCAAACTGACGAACTTCAAAAGAAGTGGCAACCTGTATTAGAGCACGCTGATCTCCCTGAGATTGCTGATGCTCACAAGCGTTCAACAGTAGCCACCTTGTTAGAAAACCAAGAACGAAACGCAATGGAGCAAGCTGCTCAAAGTGGTGGCGCATTCCGTCCTTCACTATTAGGCGAAGCTGCACCAACTAACGCAACTGGCGGTAGCGT